ATACGCGCTGCGGCGGTGAGGTCGGCGTCTTCGACATCAACGCAATCGGCAACGGCAGCGGCTGGTGCTCGCTCGACGATTGGCGGCGCAAGCTGGTGCCGTGGATACTTGAAGAGTGCGTCCCGCGTGCAAACGGCGGCTGGCACCTTACCCATGTGGTCGAGGTGCGGCCGAAAATAAAAGACAACACTTCGGCACCGGGGAGATCATCGCTCGCATGAGCTCCGATGCAATAAAACTCTTTGTCGAGGATGCCCGCGCCGTGACGATCGCGCAGGCGGCGCTGCTGCTCAACCTGACGTTCAAGGAACGCGGGCACGAGCATGCGCAGCCTTGCCCGGCCTGCGGCGGCGACGACCGGTTCTCCTTCAACGACACGAAAAATACATGGGTCTGCCGCGGCGAAGGCGTTGGCGGGCGCGACGCGATCGGCATGGCCGCCCACGTGCTGGGTTTCGACGTCAAGACCCGCGAGGGTCTTCTCGACGCCTGCTCGGCCGTGCTGGGCAGGCCGATTCCTGAAGAAGGCGCGGGCGAGAGCGAGGAAGAGCGCGCTGCGCGGCTCGAGCGCCTGGAAGAGCGGAAGCGCAGGAACGCCGAGGCGGCGGCCAAGCGGGAGGCCGAGCAGGTCGATTTCCGCGAAAAGGAACGCCGCAAGGCCCGAGGCCTCGTCGAAGCCGCCACTCCGCTCGCCTTGTCGGCGCTCGGCTATGGCCGGTTCTACCTTCAGGAGCGAGGCTGCGGCGTGCCCGACGATCGATGGCTGCGCGTCTCGGCCGAGGTGACCTACTGGCATGGCGCGGACGAGCGCGGGCATCCGCTGGCGCTCCATACCGGCCCGGCGATGATCGCGCCTTTTATTGCCCTCGCGGCCGCAGGCCTCCGGGCGGGGCGTGGCGACGGCCATGACGCCCGGTCGGGCTTGCCTGCCGGTTGGGAGATCATCGGTTGCCATATCACCTGGATCGACCTCGATCGCGGCCCGAAGTTCCGGCCGCTGCTCGCCGATCCGGCAACCGGCGAGGTGCTGCCGACCAAGAAGATGCGCGGCACCAAAAAGGGCGGCGTCATCCCCTTGTGCGGCTCGCCCTCGCTGCGGCGCTGGCTTGGGGCGGAAGGCATCGAGACCACGCTCGCCTTCGGCCGCTACGAGCGCTTCCGCGCCGACACCTTCTATTTCGCGGCGGGAGACCTCGGCAACATGGCCGGCCCGGCCGATCCGCGCTACCGGCGAAAGCACCCGACGCTCACCAGGCCGGACAGGAACGGCCGCGAGCGGCCGGTGATGGTCGCCGGGCCGGTGCCGAGGGTGCAGGCGGCCGGGGCCGAGCCTGACGCGATGGTGGTGCCCGAACACGTCGACGAGCTGGTGCTTCTGGGCGACGGCGATTCCGAACCGGTGATGACGGCGGCCGCCATGGTGCGCGCCAGGGCCAGGCATGCCCGGCCGGGCCGGCTCGTCCCGGTTCTCATGTCGCGCCCCGGCACCGACTGGGCGATGATGCTGGCGGGCCGCGACGAGGCGTTCGCATGACGGACGAGCGGTCGAAGGACGATGCCTGGGCCGAGGTCGACGCGATCGTCGAGGCCGGTTACCGGCTGGCGCGCGGCGATACCCCGACCCCTTTCCCGGAGCCTGCCGCTCCCGTTTCCAACCCTGCCGGAAAGCTCTCGCCCGAGGAAATGCTCTCCGAATGCGCCGGCGAGCCGGAGACGGATATCGGTAACGGGCGCCGGCTGCTGGTGCGTTACGGCGACCGCATCATCCATGTCGCGCATGTCGGCTGGCACGGCTACGACGGCAGGCGCTGGAAAGAGGACGACGATGGTTCCGTGGTGCGGCCGCTCGCGCAAAAAGCGGCTGAGCTGATCGCCGACGAGGCGAGGCTGGTGACGGCGACCGAGGAAGAAATGGACCTGATCGCCAAGGGCAAGGAAGCCGAGGCCGAACTGAAGTCGCTCGGCAACCCTAAGAAGGACTGGGGCAAGGATCTCTTCGCCAGATATCTGCACCTGTCGGCGATCGTCGACGAGGGCGAAAATACGAGAAAGGCCGTCAACGGCCGCAAGTCCTCGCGGCACAGCCATGCGAAATCGTCGGCCGGCACCACCAAGATCAACAACATGCTGACCGAGGCGCTGCCGGCCGTCGCCTGCACGGTGGAGCGGCTGAATACCGATCTGCATGCGCTGAATGTCGGCAACGGCACCCTGCGCTTCGTGCGCGCCGAGGACGAGGAATCGGACCCGGACGATCCTCGCTATGTGTGGAGCGCGCGTCTCGATGCGCACGACCCGGCCGATTTCATTTCCAAGATCGCGCCGCACGCCTGGAGGCCGGGGGCGAAACACGCCGAACTCGATGCCTTTCTCGAAAAGGTGCAGCCGGACCCGGAAATGCGCGACTTCCTCCAGCGGCTTTCCGGCTACATCGCGCTCGGCATCATCGACGAGCAGATCATGGTGATTTTCCATGGCGGCGGTCGCAACGGCAAGTCGACCTTCGTCTCGCTGCTCTGCCATGCGCTTGGCGATTATGCGGTAACCCTCGATGTCGACAGCTTCACCGGCGAAAACCGGCGATCCGGTTCGGAAGCGACGCCGGACCTCGCCCGCCTGCCCGGCGCGCGCCTCGTCGCCTCGGAAGAGCCGGACGAGGGCGTGAGGCTGAAGGAAGGCCTGATCAAGCGCGTCACCGGCGGCACCAAGATACCGGTGCGGCGTCTGCACCAGGACTTCATCGAGGTTCTGCCGCAGTTCACGCCGGTCATGTCCTGCAACCCGAAGCCGGAAATCCGCGACATGAGCGAGGGCCTGTGGCGCCGTATCCTGATGGTGCCGTGGGAGGTCCAGATCGCCAAGAAGGATATCGACCGCAAGCTGCTCGGCAAGCTGAAGGCCGAGGCCGAGGGCGTGCTGGCATGGCTTGTGCAGGGCGCGCTCGACTACCTTAATTATGGGCTTGCGCCGCCGAAGAAAGTGCTGGCGGCGACCGACGAATACCGCAACGATTCCGATTTCATCGGCTCGTTCATCCGCTCGGCGTGCATCGTCACCGGCAGGGCCGACGACACCTCGACGCCGGCAGACATCTTCATCGCCTATTCCAACTGGCAGGCGCGCTCGGGCGCGATGGAACTGCACAAGAACACGTTCTTCAAACGTTTCCCTGCCTATTGCCAGCAGTATTTCGAGGCGCCGGACGGATCGCAGCGGCAGTTCGTCAAGGACAAGTCCGGCACGACCGTCTATCGCGGCATCCTCGTCAAGGACGAATTCGTGCGCCCGAACGGCCAGCAGGGGGAGCAGACGTGAACGCCCCGACCCCTTTCCTTGTTGCCTGCCATTGCGGTCCATGCCGCCCCTGTCTTCGTCGCGGATCGGCCGGTCGGCGGGCGGATGGGGCGCAAAATGGGGCGGCAGGGACGGTAATCCGGCACAGTTTCGCCAGCGACCCAAGAAAAGGGTAAGGGATTTCAATACGATAGGCCGCTAGGGGCGCTAGGGACGGTATTTCCCGTTTTCGTGACGCGCGAGAGGAAAAGGGTCAGGGGTAAAAACGGATGATCGTCTCATCATATTGCGCGGGAATTACCGTCCCTAGCGTCCCTTGCGTCCCGTTCTTTTCTTTTTCTCTTTTGTTTTCAACGGGATGAGAAAAAGAGACTTGGGACGGTAAGAGCGGAAAATGGGGCGGAAACGCTGAAATTGGGTCGGTAGAGGAAAAACCATGAAAACGAAGACGATAGAGGAACTGCTGTCCTGGGCTTTCGTTCACGAACTGCCGAAGGGTGGCGGCGTGGACGGGCTGGACAGCGTCAATTCCGCCTGGCGCATGTTGCAGGCCTCTTCGTGGGGCAAGATCACGGCCTTTGCCGAGTTGATGACCATGGTGCAGGTCGATCGCGGCGACGGCGGCATGTGGCTGGAGCAGGGCGAGCCGCACGAGGATGCGATTGTCCTCGGGCAGGCGGTGGCCGACCTCGCCCAGTGCGACGTGATGATCCCGGCCGGCTGGAACGCCCTGGCCGACTGGCCAGACGATGACGGGCTGGTGATGCCCGCCGTGGCGCGCGCCATCGAGCGCTACCAGCTACGGCCGGCCATGCGCCGGCGTGCCGGCATCGTCAGCCTCGTCGTCGGCACCGCGATCCTCGCGCGCGATCCTGTCTGGCAGGCCGAGCCGTCCAGGGTGCGCATGGTCGAGCGCGGCGGCCAGCCTGCGTGGTTCGTAGAGCGACGGACGAAAGATGAGTTCGGGCGCGAACATGTGCTGGAGGTTGACGGCCGCAATGCTCGCACGCGGCGGCCTTTGGCTGGTGCATATCGAAAGTACGAGTTCTCCGAAAACCCGACCGGCGACATTCTCGGCCGGCTCGATTGGCAGATATGGGTCGCGGCGCTGCGATTGCTCGAGCGGATGGTTTCGCCGCGCCTTGTAGGGCACCGGTTATCGCCCTGCGACCGATCCATGACGCCATGGCTGGCTGGCGACCGCGGCGGCGTCATGCTGGTGCCTTTGCCGATTCAGAAAGGCGTTTCGAAAAAAATTGCGTCGGCCTGTTGACGTGCGCCGGAAACTTGACATATAACAACCACGGATAAAAACGTCCCGAACCCGCCCGAGCAATCGCGGCGGGTTTTTCATTGGCGGGGTGGTATGCTTCAGGCCGATGCCAGCGACTTCGTTCATCTGAGCCGGGCGATCGCCCGCCTTCCCGAAGACATCAAGGCAAAGGCCATGGCGCGCGCCTTGCGCCGCGTCACCGATGCGGCGCGGGCGAAACTGGTGAAGCGGCAGTCTCCGCGCATCAAGCTGCCGCAGGGCGTCATCCGCAAGCTGACCACGGCGCATTTCAATGCCGGGGGCAATACGCAGGAAATCATCGTCCGCTCGGGCTGGCTGCCGCTCTACAAACTCGGTGCGACACAGACCGCCAAGGGCGTGCGGGTCAGGCTGCGCGGTTCTTATCGGCATGCCTTCATTGCGACCATGTCGAGCGGACACCGTGGCGTGTTCCTTCGGCAAGGTTCGGAAAGCACGCCGATCCGCGAGCTTTTCGGTCCCAACCCGGCGCATGACATCACCAACAACGAGGATGTCTACCTGCCGCTCGTCGCCGAAGTCGTGCGGGATGTCTTGCTGCCGCGCTTCATTCACGAGCTGGGCCGCATCCTCCCGAGGTAGGCGGGCGCGACCCCGCCCCCGGTCTAGGGACCGTATCGGCGCCGCAGCCCTCTACGGGCCGGGGCGACCCCGGGATTTTTGCAGTTGGTGGGTTCGAAATCGGGTACACGTGAACGCATCGTGCGCACGTGTCGAATGCACGGATAGCGCACATGTCGGAAATGCCGAACGACACCGGCGGCGAGTGGATATCGATCACGGAAGCTGCGGCTCGCCTGAGCGATACCGGTGACCATGTCGACCGTTCGACGCTGTCGCGATACCTGACGCAATATGCCGAGGCGTTGCCGACGCGGCGTGAAGGCAAGTCGAACCTGGTCGAGTTCGGCACGCTCGTCGAGCACCGCAGCGAGAATATTAGGCTTCGGAAGTCGTCGCCGCCGGCACGGAAGGTCGTCGGGCAACAGCAATCGCCTGGTCGGTTTCGCGGCACGCAATCGGACGGCCTAGCGCGCAAGGTCAATGCCGAGGCCGAAATCAAGGAAATGGACCTTGCTGAAAGGCGGGGCGACCTGACGCCTACTTCGGAAGTGGATCAAGCAGGGCGTGATGCGATCGCCCTTATGCTGGCGGCCTTCGACCGGGCGGTGGAGACGGAAGCGGCAACCCTGTCCGTCCGCTATGGCTGGGAAGAAAGGGTGACGCGTATCGCGCTGAAGTCATTCGCAAAGCGAGGGATTGAAATCTTCAATCGCGAAATCCGCGAAAGGCTCGACCGCAAGCGCCGAGAGGCCTTCGCCGATGACGACGACGGCGTGGGAGACGCCGACAGGGTCACTGCGCTGCAATGAGTTATCATGATGCGCGGCTTTCATTTCCCGACCTGCCGGACGGAACCGTCACCCTGTTCGCCGGGCTGGAAGCGGCGAGCCGCCCAGCCGAGGATCTTACGATCTCGGAGTGGGCCGACCGCTATCGCGTCGTGTCGTCGGAATCTGGATCACCCTGGCCAGGGCCGTTTCGAACCGAAAGGGTGCCTTACCTGCGCGAGCCGCAGGACTGCCTGCACCCGGACCATCCGGCGCGCCGGGTAACGGCGCGATGGGCAGCGCAGCTCGGAAAGTCGACGGCGATCGAGAACTGGTTCGGTTACATCGTCGACCAGTCTCCCGGCTCGATGATGATCGTGCTGCCGACGCTGGAAGAGGCGACGAAGTTCAACCGGGTCAAGCTGCAGCCGGTCAATGGCGTGGCCGCCGAAACAGCATCGGCAAGCGTGATCATCGCTGCCT